TTCCATAATCTACCTCAGAACATTACTTTTTGCCGTTAGTGTATGCTTGTCCACCAAAGAAGGCAGCGACGATAGCAGCAACAGACACAAAGTATGTAGCAGCCATGTCTCCGAGAATATCTGAGGCTTTTTCGTGACCTGCCCAATCGGTCATCCAGACTGCGAAGGGATAGAGTAGAAGACCGAATAGTGCGAACCATGTCATTTTGCGTTGCGCATCACGCATGGCATCTGCGTCTTCAAGCTCTTTGCGCTTGAACTCCAAATACATGGCATGCTCTTCGTCAGAGACTCTGCCATCGCCGTTTGTATCGGCGGGGTGGTAATCTTTCTTTTCTTCGTCTGCCATAGGAAATCTCCTGTCTATAGGATGAATGACTCTCCCATAAACAGGAAACTTCAAAAGCGGAGTGTCAGAACTATTTAGCCCTCAAGATAGTTGTAGATGTCTTCCCAGTTCTTCATCAGGGGAAAGTTACAGTCATTCATGTTGTAACCATGTTCCATCACCACGCTGTCAAGCCCAACCTTCCGTCCAGCCACAGCGTTCTCTACCTTGTCTTCTACCCAAAGATAGTTGGTGTTCTTGTACTTAGCGAGCGCTTCATCCTTGTCAGCACCAGTATCTAGATAGATGAACTTCTCAAAGACGCCTTCGCCGAATAGCTTCTCCAGATTCATGGTACGAAGCTTCTGAGCATTCGAGTCAAGGCTAAGAGAAGTGATTACATGAAAGACATACCCATGCTTTTCGTGAAGCTTACGAACATAGTGTATAGCGTCTCTAAGAGGGGGTAGGAAGCCGATGGCAGCGCTTTCATTGAATAGCTTGACTAGTTGCTTACCTTCTTCCCTACTAATGTCATACATCTCATTGATAGCGTACTTGAGAGGGTTAACAGGGGTAGCACCCTTCTCTCGCATCCAGACATCGAAAGCATATCCCCAGTTGAGAAGAACTCCATCAACATCAGTCAAAATAACTTTATCGTAATCGTTCATTCTTCCTCTTCTACTAAATTTCCGTGTAGTTCTTCAATTGTGTCTATGGTAGCTAATAGATGGTACATACTCTCTTCATTAATTACACCGTGACCAGCGGTGAATATAATGCAGGTGCGTAGTGCATCAGCCACACTTACTTCTTCCCCATTATCTTTCTTAGGGAACTGGATCACATTATCAGTCATATCGGTTACCTTTGTCAAAAGAATATAGTAGCAAAATTCTACTACGCTGTCAACCCTTTTATGAAAATATTTTAAAGAAACCTTCTTGGTAGTGTTCGATAAGTGTCAACTTATTGTTACCACCAGTATAATGAAGAAAGTTAGACGAAAAAGCTTTGTCATGATCTGAGTAGTGTGTAGGCGTGTCATTCCAAACTTGACTGATACCTTCAACTTCAATGTCATGCTTCATAAGTTGTGCATTGATCCAGGGTTGATCAAGCATGATAGGGAGGGACTTTTGAGGACCTTCATAGAGCCACTCACGCCAATCATCAAAGCGCTCTCTGGCTTTGAGTCTGGCTTCTTTGCTCCATACAAGGACGCCACTATTAAGCATGGTGATCCTAGAAGGTATATGAGGAGGAGTAAGAATGGGTATCACAGGACAATCGTGCGCAGTCCACTTTTCCATGTGATCTTGAAATGACTGAGGATTTAAATCCCAAACATTATAACCACCACCATTCTCAGTGCGAATATCACTCTCAAAGACACCATAGACTTCAGCATTGCTTTCCTGAAAGATATCTTTGTCTGTGTTACAGACAACATCACAGTCTAGAAATAGGATCTTATCATATTGATCATACGATTCGTCATAGATGATTCTCAGGCACTCAAAGAAGTGGTCTAGACTATTCGTACTGCCTTTCGATATGTAAGGTTCTGTAGAGAAAATATGATCACACCCAAGAGTTTTGGCATATATCTCAAACGATCTTTTAGAAATATCTGCTACCTCTTGGTATAATTCACTTCTCTTTTTTTCTCCAACAGAACCTCGTTGCTTATCTACATTCTCATTCAGTATTAGATACTGAAAAATCAAGTTTTTCATATTTCGCTTTTCGCTTGTACTCTTCACCGAAGTGATCACGAGCATATGCATTTTTTGAAAAGTTCTTGTGCTTGTTCCGCTTTTTGTTCCGCGGATCATGCCGAGTAAACTTAGCCATGATACTTACCAGGTCTCCCTAATCCACTCATTATAATTTAGAAAGGTCTTACGCTTATACGACCAAAACCGACAATTGTAGATAGGATGCTTCATACTGCCTCCAGACGCTCCATCAGACGCTCAGCCCGATTAGTTACTTGATTATACCAACGAGAGTCCCGACCTTCAACAGCAGCCGTCTTCCAGTCTTGATCATGAAGTGCAGCATTGAACTTCTTGAATCCAGACAGACGAGGACGTCCCATATTGAACATCATATTCACAAGAACTTCTTGGACTTCGGCAGGGAAGTTATTGAATGTACCAGGACCATATAAACTATAGCATTCTTCAATGGAAGTCTCAAGGTCTTGCTCAAATGCTTCCCAGACACGGTCCTCAGAGACCTCAGTGCCTACTTCGCAACCATGCTCAGGGTCGTCCTTAGTCACAAGATGCCCAACCCCAAAGGTGGGATAACCAAGGTGGTCAAGGTAAACTTCGTACTTGACGCCTTCGTCAATCTTGAGTTGTTCAAAAACAGATTCTTTATTCATCTTGAGTTGTAACTCCTAACATCTCTTTAGTCATGATATAGTCTCGGACGAAATCGGACCGAACTATATCTGCCCAGGTGAAGTCAACAACAGAGAACTTAGTCATATGTTCTGCAATCTTCAGAAACTGATTAAGCCCCTGCTTGTCGCTTCGTTTCGTGAAGTCTGACTGATAGTAGTCTCCACAAAATATGATTCTACAATTACTACCTACTCTTGTAATTATACTATCTAGTTCATGAAAAGTCAAGTTCTGCATCTCATCAATTACAATGACAGCATCACTAATAGTCACACCTCTTATATAGGAGGTTGACATAAACTCCATAGAACCAGCAGAGGTCAGTCTATCATACGCATCGGCAACATCAAATAGTTCTGCGCAGATTGCACGATAGGGACCAGTGTATGCTGCGATCTTCTCTTCAAGAGATCCTGGTAGAAAACCAATCTCTCTTGTGGGTACGATAGAACGAACGATTACAACCTTCTCGTAGACAGAAGACTTCTCAAGAACTTCTTCTAAGGCAAGGTAGAGAGCATTGAATGTTTTACCAGTGCCTGCAGTGCCACACATGACAAGATGATGCCCATCATCCCATGCCTGATAGACTGCTTCTTGGCTCTTTGTAATTGGTTCAAATGTTTTTAAGTTGTCGATCCGCAACTTAACAGGTGGCTTTGCACCAAGTGGTTGAATATCTTTCTTTCTCATACTTTGACAGTATTACCCATTCCAGAACCCTTCTTGATTCTCTTGAGATGACCTTCCCACTCTTTGCCAGCACGAGTCATTGTAGACTTACTGTCAGAGATCATCCCGCCAATGCCCGTGATAACCTGTTCCCATTCTCCAGAGGCAAGTTTTTCTTCTCTGTCTGCCATAGAAATGTTCTGAGTGATTTCTGTTCCGGTTTTCTTATTACGAAAAGTATAAATCGGCATAATTGCCTCCAATAAATTGGGGGTCCGTAGACCCCCGTAGATACTTCGGACCACCCCCTTAATTACTGATTGTTTGATCCAAAATAGTTTGGTTAAGAAAGTCCTGCTTTCGTTTAAGTTTATAGACCTTAGAGTCTTTTCCCCTCTTTTGAAGACTCTTTATGTAGTGATCTAATTCCCTGCTATCTTTTCTTAACCGTTCTATTTGACATGCTAACATTCAGCACTCCTTGTTCTTATTATGGTTAGGATTTAATGAGAGTTGGAATCGCCTCCTGTACTAGTTTCTTGGTTAGACCTTTCACAGGCGCTTTCTTCGCCACCATAGACAATATGAGTAAAGCGTCCTCGGGATGCACAGATTCTAGCATCTGAATAAACATCCTTTCCCGCTTGAATGTTTGCATATCTTTACCAGGACCACCTTTCACAAAGTAGCCAAACTTACGGTGCTCCTTCAAGAGCGTGGAAGGGACGCTCTCAGGGCGATTAGGTGTGTAAGGGGGTTTACCTTCGGGAAGAAGAAATTGTAGAGAGTCGTCAAATGACCCTCGGAGAATGTCGGTAAAGGCAGGCACATCTTTGTATTTCAACAGAACTTCCTTCCTCTTGGGTCGAGTGGTCTGTTTCTCTAGTTCTTGGAAAATTTCAAATACTTCAGGGGTCCTATTATAAGCCATTTTCAATCACCATATAGTATCTAGACTTTTGAGAGTTTCTACGGGCGATATCCCCGTAGATCCTCTACGATAGTATTAAACTCATACTGAGCCATTTCAAGAGCAATCTTCTTGTGAATCGGGTTGGAGAAACGCTCTTCAATCCGAGAAATGATTTCTTCTTCAGAACGAAAAGCACAGTCTTCAACAATCTCTTGTACTTCTTGGACAAGCTTACCCATTGCACTCATAATTATTTATCCTTTAAGACTTGATCAACCATAATGAAAACATCACACATTACTTGATAATCTTCTTCATCCATACCGCCATGTTTATATGTAAAAGCAACGCAGTATTTCAAAAGCTCAACAGGAGAAAGCAGAACCTCTTCAGGCTCTGCTCCTTTACTTCAGGAATCTTGATTATATCACCCATCGGATTCCTTTTCAAGCTTTTTTAGCTTAGCCTCTATATTATCTAGCTTTTCTAGAAGCCGACCCATCAGGACACCGAGATCATACGAGTTTGACATCTGATTCCTCCAAAGTAGAAAGTACATGAGTATAGGCTCGCTTACTGAAACCGCCTACGGACCAATTATTGATTTGATGAACGGGGATCTCCCCCATCTTGTAATCGTATATGGTGGCGACGGTCTGATCTTCGAAGACCAGAAACCATTCACATTGAGTCTTCTCACAGGCCCACTCAAAGGATGGTGGACCAAAACAGCGGACAAGATCATCAAAGGACACATTGAGCCTGCCTTGAAGGCAGGACATGTTGATATCAGCATGAGGGTCAATGAAGAATTTCATTACTTGCCCTCTTCTCCAAGAACTTTAATGTCAATATAGTGCTTACGGTGGAAGTAGTCGGTCATGGCATCATCATTGTTGAAGTAGTTCTTGCCCTTCATGGCGTCAGCCACACGGGTCAGCATTTCAAC